CTCAGAAAGTTTCTCGCTGAGCGGTAACTTGCGTTCTCAGTTTTTGATTTTTTGCAGCTCTTCATTGTAGTAAACTTCATCAGCAAGATTGTATCCACGACGAACCAACTTATCGAAACTGGAAGTTCTGGTTTCAATTAGTGGTTTACCATCAACTGAAAGTTGCCAAAAATCCATTCCATTTACTTTGATTCGTTTAATCGTTGCAATTTTTCTTTTTGTTTTTTGCTTAAACATTTGAATTGGATCCATTTTGCTTCTCCTGTTTTTACATTACTTTATTTTGTTAAGAACTCACGTGTCCGCTCAGAAAGTTTCTCGCTGAGCGGTAACTTGCGTTCTCAATTAAAGTATATAACAAGTTGTGTCTTCCTTATACTGTTGAACTCTCCTGTTTACTTTGTTTGCTCTTTTATTGTCTGTTCGTAGACCAATAAGACAGAGTAAACTAATTGTTAAAAGAGTAATCATTTTCAATCTCCTCAAAGATTAAATAAGTGATTTAGAAAACACACGGATCCGCAACGCCACTATTGACGTCGCGGCTCCACAAGTTTTCCGCTTCACTTCCTCACCCGTCAGGTTTGATAGCCACGGCTCAATGCCGCCGACCGCCTTCTCCTTTTCAGCCCTATTTACTTTTTAATGAACTTCCCTTAACTACTTAAACTATACTATATTACGGTAAAAAAGCAATGAAACTTTAATAAAATCCATTTTTTATGGCTTATAATAACTTACTTATTCCTTTTATATAATAGATTTTTACTTTATTTTATAAGCATTCCAAAAAATTATTTACATAGCTATAAGATCGGCTTTATTTTAACTTAACCTTATTATACGATATAACCCACAAAAGCTCTTACGTCTTAGACTGAGAGTCCGTTGACTGATTATTTTGACCTTCATACTTTTGTAGCTTATCCTTAAGAACCTTATTTTCTCGCCTTGTAGCTTCAAGATCATATTGTATGTACTTTGTAACAATTCGAAGCGAAACTAAAGAGTTTTGTAATGCTGTTACTGCTTCATTGAATTCTCTATTAATCTCTTTTAGTATCTTTTTCTTTTTATCTTTTTTCTTTTTTGGGTCTGCCATTATATCCTCTCTATCTTCATCTTTTATTGAATGTCTAATCCTATCACTTTGTTTACATATTGGACAAGGATCTTCTAATGAATTCATAAGAAGATGTTCATAGCATCTCGTACAATATGCAGGGTAAAAAACTAATCTTTCAAAACTCCTCATCATCCAATACTCCAACAGCTTCAGATAATTTTAGACTTTTGAATTCCATTTCTGTAAGCCATTTTTTTATAACTTTTTCATCATTAGTTGCTTCTTGTATAATAACATCTGGCCTTCTTAGAACTATTAACTCTATATTTCTTTGTAGGTTTCCCTCTTCAATAAATTTTTCTATTCGTAATAACTCGGCTCCAGACCAAAGTTCATAATTCAAAATATCTCGAATCAAATTTCCTTCGTAAATAAATGGTGGTGAAGAAGAATCTACTAATCGGCGAGCATTGATAATCGCACTTGCTAACACTGGTTTTCTTATCCTTGAAACGCCCGGGATATTATCAACTTTGTCTCCAGCAAAAGCAAAGAAAATTGGAAGCTCGCACGGAAATAATCCATTATATTTTTCTTCAATTGTTCTTGCTGTCCACTTGTAAGATTTATGTAATTCTTGAAAACTTCTCCAAACAGTTACACCATCTCGAACAAGTTGAAGCAGATCTTTATCATTAGACCAGATTATAACTTCTTCTTTATTTTTATATTTATCTACAAGACTTGCTATTACATCGTCTGCTTCATAATGATCAGCTTCTGCATTAGCAAAAGGATGTCTTAAAAACTTTTTGAATTCATCAATACGTTTATAGTCAAGTTTTGCAAGAGGATTATCACTCACTTTACGATTTGCCTTATAATCCGAATAAATTTGCTTACGGAAATTATTTTTACCTTCCCAGCATAGAATCATATTATCATCATTAAATTCCCGCTTAAGAGCTTCGCAAAGTTTTAAGAAACCATATTCGAGACCAGTCAAACGGCCACTTTCATTTTGTAGAAAGTCTAATTTATATTTTGCTCGATGGATTGTCATAAAAGCATCGTGTAGAATCATTTCTTAATCTCCAATTCTGGTTATCGCTATTAAATAAGAATCCATATCTTGTTCAATACCAATATAATTTATATCTAATTCTTTACAAGCTATGAGTGTCGTACCAGTTCCACAGAATGGATCAAGAATAACTTGATTTTTGTTTGGCATTTTTAATAAAGTACAAAGATATCTCATAAGATCAAGTGGTTTAACAGTTGGATGATTATTACGAATACATTTCATCTTTATCTTTTTACCGTTTATAGTTTCAGTATGATAATTAGAATTAAAATTTTCACACTTGATACATTCTATAAAATTTTTTAACCCCTCTTCTTTCTCTGCTTTACTTGCTTTTGCACAATAAAAGAACCGCGATGCTCCACCAGAATCACTTTGATGAGTAGACGATAGAATAGTTTTAGATTCAAAATATGAATTTCGACCGTAGATTTTAGGTTTTTTATGATAAGATTTAATATCTCCACTATAAAGAATTCCACTTTGATCATCTAATATTCGTATAGGACAATCTGGGACACACGCCCAAATTTCAACAGTTTCTTTTCCATAAATAATGCGATCTATATTTTTACTTGAATTTTTCCAAGAAGATTTTGCATTTTTAGTAATAGCTGTTTTTGTTTCACCTTTTCCAATCTCTTTTATTCCTATACGAATACAATTTGGAGAATGAGTTAGAATTACATTCGCTGGCCAACGACCTTGAGTTGTTTTATATTCTTTACCACTTTCTTTTTGATTACCATTATTCCAAGCTAATGTTTTACTTCCTGAGCATCCTGCATTATGAACTGTATAGTCTCCTCCAATTCCAATTCTTCCACCATCAATATTCAAACCTGCAACTCCCCACTTCTTAGCGTTCTGTGCATACGTTAATCCTTTTTCTAATGGCTTCATTGCTATAATAATAGACTCCCATCCTGGTTTTAATCCTGTTCCATATCCTTTCCATTGTTTTGCAAGATCTGTTTGTCCTCTATAATTTCGCCATTCACATTTACAAGGATCAGTTCCAAATAATAATTTTCCACAATCTTTACATTTTTTATATCGCTGAATATGTTTTGTTGTATCTGTTGTTTTTGAAAATTCAGTAAACTCAGATCTATTTTCTATTATCTTACCAGCCTCTTTATCAATTTGTTTGCTAATATCTGTAGATTTAGGAAAACCTTGACCATAGAGCCACATCATTTTATCTTTTATAATCCAACCAGCATCTTCTATTGCACAAACAACTCTATGTTCAGTTCGTGTTCCGCCAAAACAAAGTAAAAAACTTCCTGGCTTCACAACTCTTAACATCTCAACAGCTATTTCATAAAACCATTGTTGAAAATGTCTTTGTCCTTTAATTGATAAATCATAAGAACCTGCTAAAGTTGCAATCGATGAAATTGGTTTATTTATTTTTCTTATTTTTCCATCTGGTCCTGTTCTTTGTAGATTCTTAGATGGAGTTTTATCATATTTTTCTTTTGCTTCTAAAATTATTTGAGAATTAAAAGTATCCCAATCTTTGTTCATAAACCCTATACCATAAGGAGGATCGGTAACAATCCCATCAAAGAAATTATTTGGATAATCTTTGAGCTTCTCTCTATTATCACCATAAATTATTTGATTAAGTTCCATTAGTTTTTAATTCGTTTTGCAATATACCAATCATTTCTTTGTTCATATAAAACGAATGTTAAACCTTGAAATTTGAACTTCTCTATTCGAGAATCAAATTCTCCTTGGAAGACACGTAAACCAATTCCACTACAAAAATCAAGACCAAGATCACAATGATCACTGCTACAAGCTGCGTCTTTTATAGTTACGTCTTCTTTTTCAATCATTTTAGAATAGTCTACAGGTTTATAACTTTTTACTAAAGAATCAAATTGTGCAATATCTTTAACTGTTATAACAGATTCTCTGGGGCAATATGGGATTTCTTTATCACTTCGTTTTGGTAAAAAAGTCATTGAACCAACTTTGTCTCTATGTTCCCAGATATAATTGAAAGCCTCATCCCATTCTTGTTCATCTACAACAAGAGTACAACTCACATTATGAGTCTGACCGTGTCTATGTCCAGGAAGAATCCAATTTTCATAAACTTGAAAAACCTTATCAAGAAAATCTTTTGTAGATATATCATTTATAGTTAGACCATTAGTTTTTACTGGAAATGTTATGCAGAGATCTCCGTTTGGTTTTGTTTCAACCATCTGTGGATTAAATTTCTTAAAATATTGTACAACTGGTTCTAAAGGATTCGCAATGATTCTTCGAAAATATTGTTTTGAATGATGGGGATGAATTCCGCTGCCTACACATCCAAGTTCTAAGCTCGCTGTTCCACTCGGTTTTATACAGGTACATCGCATTGCTGGATTGATTCCAATTTTCTTAGCTGTTATTGCATTTACATCCATAACTAATGCAGCTCCACACTCTAAATAATTTAATTCAAAGATCCAAGGATTATCCATCATCCCTGTTATACTTACTCCAATAAGAGCATCTCGATGAATGATCTCTTCAGTTATTTTTCCAAGATAAGATAAATCCATATAACCAGCTTGTAGAGTAGCTATGAAACTCGCAGCTTTACAAGCCTCAAAAAATTCTTCACAATCTTTACATTTTGCTGCATTAACTTCTACAAGGTTACAAAATCCAAAACCTGTTTCATCTCTGAATTTTGGATTAATTCCAATCTCTCCACAAGGATTTATTCCAGTATCAAAATCTTCCAAAAACACAAAACCTGGATCACCAAGATTCATTCTATTCAAATGTCTAATTCTCATAAAATCTGAAAGTGTGCATTTCTTTCTATCTAATACAACACTATTATTTGCCAGAGCTCGCTGTGTATTTTTAAGTTGAAAATCAAAATTCGCTTTATCTTTACAGTATAACATATCATCATCATCTGCAGAGAATAATGAAATTAAACTACTTCGGCGAATCCCACCTGCAAGAACAGCTTTACTTAGATGACAAATAATATCGTGGCATTCTATTGGTTTTAATTTTCTACCTTGAGCACAAAATAAAATTTCTCTTGTAGCTTCAAGAGCTTCTTTTAGTGAAATATGTCCAGGAGCTTTTCCACCACTATTAAGAATACTTCCTGGAGGACGTATTCCTTCAAAATTAAATTCAATATGATATCCTTGTAAGAAAGCTTCTATTAAAGCATTCGTTGCATCTGCCCATCCTTCAATTGAATCTTTGACGTTATGAAAATAAGTTAAGTTAAAATCTATTTCTTTTAATAACGGAAGTTTTGTAATATGTTGTTTTTGAACGCTATATCCTACCCCACATCCACAAAGAAGTAAATACATTATATCACCAAAGACACGAGACCGATCTACAAGGGTAAAACTACAATTATACATTCGTGCATTTCGTTTCTCAATAGCTTGTCCTCCAAACTGCATACTTCGCATTGAAGGTAAAACATATTTGTCGTGAACGAGTTTGAATGCTTTCGTAATTTCTATTGCAAGATGAGGATACTTTTTCTTATGCATCATTTCAACTCTTTTAATAGTTTCGTGATAAGTTTCTCTCCGTTTTTTAGTTGAAATATAACGAGCGTACTTTGCACAATGAATATAATCCGAGATAGCGTTCAAGTCTGGTTCTATTTGTCGAAGTTCATTTCTCTTTTGGCGATAAAGGATATATGCTTTAGCAACATCATAATATCCTGCTTCCATTAAAATCTTTTCTACAGTATCTTGAATCATTTCGATATCAATAATTTTTATAACAGGAAGGAATTTAATTACTCTTGTAGTTAAAGCATCTAATATTCCACCAGCTATGGGATCAATATTAATGTTAAGTTCAACAAAAGCTCCTTTCATAGCTTTGAGAATACGATTTTCATCAAAGTCAACTATTCGACCATCTCTCTTTTTTACCTGCATCTTATGCTCCTATTATAAAATTCCATACGTACAAAATATTTTAGCTAAATCTTCTTCTAATTCTTTTCGATAATGTCGTCGTCCCCAAAGTTCTCGCTGCTCTATTTGTATTTTTTGTAAATCTTTCTCAAGAATTTGTTCAGCTTTAGAGACAATATAATTTTCTATATAAGTTGGCGTTTCAACTTGTGGAATACATTCGTGGTCAAAAAAGATTGGAAGACCAGCATTAATAGCTTCATAGAATCTATTTGCAGGAGCCATCTTTGGTTGTGTTGTATCTCGCATATAAATTGTAAAACTATATTTCTGTAAGTCATTTGGTAATTGTATTTTTTCTAATGGTCTATAATCTATATATAAATCACTATATTTTTTATGCTGTCTATCACTTGTAGAAACATAAGTTGAATAAAGTTTTGGTTTGAAATAACGATAAAAATATTTCTCTCTATTTGGTCGACAAGTTCCCCAGTAGATAAAACTATTAGGATAAAATGGAGATTTAAGAGGGAGTTTTTTGAAAGACGCTTTATTTAGATCTATATAAACAGCTTCAAAATGTTGGAGAGATTTCCGTGTTATTGGTTCTTTAATATTTGTTAATAAGAGATTAGAACTTTTTGTGATAGCTTTTCGTATTTGTGTAGGAGGTGGAGCTGTATAATCATCCATAAAGAAAACTGTTCTATTTACTTTTGAAATACTTTCAGCTAATTCATTTAAGAGTTGAGAACCAAGATATTGATGATTTCCAATGTTAATAATAATATCATTTATATCAAATTTTTTATATTTTGCAAGGAGCACATCTATTTGTTGGTAACTACATCCATTTATATCTAGAGCTTGTCTAATAGCATTTAGATGTCCTCTCCAGATATTAGAGAAGTTCAATTCAGATTGTGAAACTAATATATAGATCATTCTTCTTCGAAATAATGTAGATGTAGGATAGATCATTATTCTTTGAAATAGCTTTGATAAATCTCAATAAATTCTTTACTTATTGCAGGGATAAAATCAAAGATAGTATTTGAATCTAAAGACAAACAAAGAAGCAAATTAAACGAATGACGATAACCTAAAAGTTCATCTGATAAATCTTTTATAATACTTTCTCGGCTCCGTTCTTGAATATGATTTACGGAAGCCGGAGCATAGACTACGCATTTTGGAAAATGAGCTTGTAGCCAAAAAGAAGACCAGATATCATCCATTCTACCTATAAATGGAATAGAGAGAAAGTATTTTAGAGCTTCTCGAGTAATGAAAGTATTTTGCATATCAAATGGAGATATTTTATTTGATGTATAAAAATCAGTTATTTGAAATTCTACTGATTCATTATATAGCATTCTACATATTGCATCAACATCTGGATCTACATTCCATAAATCCGCTTGGACTAATGGCTTAAATTTTTTCTTTCCATCTAATTTTGTATTTCGTTTTTGTTTTTGTACTAATTCAATAGGAAAACCTCTATGCCATAAATGATGGTATTTTGTAACAGACAAAGGATCAAAAACGATAGCTTTACATTCATAAAAATCTGCAGAAGTTTCTTTTTCTAACGCTAAATTTTCTCCCCATCCTGGTAGTGGTATATTATCGTCATCTACAGAAGCTACAATCTCAGCTCCTTGTTGATAAGCAAAAAGTAAACCAAGATTTCTTCGACTTATAGTATTCCAACCAAGGAGCTTAGATAGTTCTGGATAAAGATCTTCTTGCATTTTACAACTTAAATATATCCCTCCATCAAGTTCAAGATTAAAATCATAGTTATAAAAGTTTGGAGTTTTTTTATCCCCCACGACTATTAAAGTCCAATCTTTCATTGCATTGAATTTTTTAATAGCTTCAGTTGGAGGGTTTATTGTTGTAGTTACAATATACTTTTTCATAGGAAATCTTGCCTACCATTTATGAAAGCTTCTTCTACTTTTTGATGATGAGCAAAGAATTTACAATCTACTTTCGCACACTCTTTTTTGTTTATACTTTTTATTTTGTCCCAATGTTCTTGAGAATACCAAAGTTTGTAAAAAGTTGTTGTGAACATATTTCCAAGTTTCATTTCTTTCATTCGATAATAATAATAGCAACAAATATAAACATCACCAAGATAATCTACAACTGTATGAATTGGACTGAGCCAACATTGTGGAACATCATCCAAAGAACGATACGGAATTAAACTATTGATAATATTTATATTTTTCAAATTTCGAATAATATCAGGATCTTTAAGTATTCTTTTAAGTTCAAAATATTCATCTAACTTATCTTTTGTTGTAAGTTCTTCTGGTTCGTGTCGAAAGAATTTGAATTGCACAGAATCAACTTTACATTTTTTTCCAAGTTCAATTGCATTTATAAAATGAGAACATCCTTTTAAGGATTTTCCAACATCAAATTTTATACTTATATCACAAAGTGATTTTGCTATCCTTTTTGCTTTAGTCAATTTTCTAAGATTCTCAATAACACGATTCCAATGTTGTTCTGGAACTTGCTTATATTTTATATAATCTTCTTTTGTAGGAGCTTCCAAAGAGATACGACAATACGTTCCATAATCAATTAAAAGTGTTATAATTTCATCTGTTAATTTAACTCCATTTGTTATTAATCCAATAGAACAATTTTTCTTATGCAAATGATACATAAGTTCTGGGAGATATTCAAGTAAAGTAGGTTCACCACCTCCAGCAAATTCAAAAGCTCTAACTCCATTAGCTATTAGTGTATCTACAATATCAAAATGATCTTCTCTACACATAGATCTTCCATCTAATTTTGCTTCTGTATGACCACCAAAACTACATCCTCTACAATGCTGATTACATATATTTGAAGTTTGGAATGTACAAAATCTGGGAGCAGGCATTTTACCGCTTTTAATTTTTTGAACTGCATCATAATGCGTAAGAATATTCCAATTATATTTTATTTCAGTTTTCATCTTTTCCTCTCGCACTTTCCAAAGCTCTTTTCCAATAACATTTTACGTCTGGGATGAATGGCCAAGGACTATTCCAAGATTTTACTTGCTTATTTACAGGAGCAACGAAAGGTGAATGGTCTTTCATAAATTGCTCTCGTACTTCTTTTAATTCATCAAATTTTCTATAACTTCGTACTCCTCCTTGTGCGTTTGTTAATTTATTATTTAAGAATTGCACAGAGAGATACGCCATATATCCTTTTTCATACAAACTAAGAGCAGTATGAAAATCTTCCCAGTAGATATACTTATCTATATGAATATTTTCTTGTAAAAGGATATCCTTTCGCACTCCCCACGCTCGCATTATCCTACCAGCATTTTTGAAATAACGTTGAGGCTTGCCGTGATTCATTCCACGTTCATCCATTCCAACAATAGCAAATTTATTAAGAACATCTTGCATCTGTCGGAGAGCTAATCCTAACTTTTCTCGATTCATCATTTCTAAATTAGGGTATTCTATACTCCAACTTCTTGGTCTATATGAAAACGTAAGACCATCATCCATTGTGAACATTTTATTTGTAGGACAATGTTCTAACGCAGCTTGTCTCGCCGCTGGGACACCTATTTTATCACAGATAAGTGGAGAGTTACAATGCCAATTAAAAAGAGAAGCTTCTTCCGGACGAACTACAAAGATAGTTTGCTCTTGCCATTCCTTCGGCATTTTAGCAAAAGTAATTTGTTTATTCGCACGCCCATACGTAGGAATATAGATCCACATTTTTTCCATCTTTATACTCCAGGATATTTAGAACGAGGATGCCCTTCTCCATTCTTTGTTCTTTGATATTTATCGAATTCACATAAAGAATGTTCTACCTCACGGAGCTCAAACGGCCAAGGAGCATTAAGAATTTGATAACCAATATGATTATCTACAAGTTGTTGATATAAAATTTGCATTGAAGCAAGACCTTCTTTTTGATTTTTATGTAATAATCCTAATCGTTTAAGTCCTCTTTGTGCTCCAGGCCCAAGATTCGCCCAAGTTAATTTATCTGTTGCTTTATTAAGAAGTTTTGTAAATCTCAAATCACAAGCTAATTCATAAGCTAAGAATTTTCCTACCATATATAAATCTATAAGAATACTACAAGTTGCTTCTATCGTAGTAGAAGCTGAAATAAGATAGTAAAGCATCTCTCGTCTATCCCACGCTTCTTTTGCAGCTCGAAGATAAGAAATATGTTTGTCTTCAAAAGAAACTCCAGTCGTCATCCAAGCTCCAGTGAAAATCTTTTCACATTTTTTAGCTTTAGCTGTTATATATTCTTCAAGCTGCAAATAGTCTGTAATAAAGCCAAGCTTCTCAGCGTGGACATACCAGTTAAAATACCGATACCAGATAATATTAAAAAGGATAAGGATAAGATCTTTTTGCCCTTCTAACATTTTTCGTAAAACAACTGTTCCTTTATCTAACTGGCGAAAGACATTTGTAAATTTGTATTGTTGGAAAATTACATCTTCTGTCCACGGTTTTGGTTCACCTCTATCTTTTCGTAACCAGATATTATGCCGTTCATTCATACAATAAGCAATATCTGGAAATGTACAATTTCCAAATGGGATTTTATCAAGTCGATTCATTCATCTTCTCCGTATAACATTGACAATTTGCATAGAGAGGATTATTAAACCAGTTATCTGGGATATACGTCCATTTCGTTGCACAACCTAAAACCAGATCTTTGAATAAAGGATCAATTTTCTCCCACGCTTCTTTTCTTTCTTCAACCTTTTTTGATAAAAGAGCATCTCCGGCTCCGTAAGTTGTTCCTAAAGTTATAGTTTTTCGAATCTCTTCTTCCATTGTAAGAGCTTGTTTGATATTCCATTTTAGATCATAATCCCGTTGCTTATAATTCCATCCTACAGGATGAGGATATAATGGTGTTATTGTTCTAAGAAGTTGATCAATTTTTTCTTGATTCTTAGAATAAATATGTTCACTTCCAGCTTGATGAACATAAGTTCCTAATCCTAATCCAAGTTCTGTTGCGATAATTCTTTGTAAAGTTGTAAAGCAAAAAACATCATAAGGAAGACCGAGCCACGCATCATTAGATCTCATTGTAGCTACAAGATGAAGTTTATCATCACGGACAAAAAAGATTAACGAAAGTGTACAAGGTAAATCTTTGTGATCTTTGAGAATTGAATGAATAAGATCACCGCTATCCCACATCGTCATAATAGCTTGACGTGTATTAGGATCTATTTTTAATAGATGTATTAAAGCATAAAGTTGGTTCTCAGTACATTCTGTATCTGTACAAGATCCAAATCCATCCATTATGATTTTCCTTGCCAGAGCAACTTTTTCTTTTACAAAACCAACATTTCCATTCCATCGTGCTCCGTATGCTCCGTATGCAATTCCATCTTCAGCAAATTTTTCATATTGAGGAGCATAGGCCTGAATCATATCTATTCTACTTGTACCAGAAAGATACCATAACATTTCTGCACAGGCATAAGATAATGAAAATTTTCGTTCTGGAACAAAGAGAATATTGTGAAGAGGATGAGTTAAGACTGCTTGAAAACCTATAATTTCTTGACAGCTCCCAACTCTACTTTCAAGTTTATGACCTGAGATTCCAATGTTGAATAATGTATCGTACCATAATTTATTTAGATTTGTGTAGTCCATCTTTTTACCTTTCTAATTATTGGTTTAAGATTTTTAATACTCTTTCAAGTCTTCTTGTAGCTTCTATTGTGTTAATAAAAGTTTCACGCATTATTTTTAGAGATTCAATATATTTATTAGTATTAGTATTAGTAGAAACTTGAAGTATGTTCATCAATTCTTTCTTTGAAAGATGTTTTCTTTTTCTTATCATTTTAATTTTAATCTCACCTTCCAGAACAGCCAGAGAGCTTTTTACTCTCTGACTGTCTGGTCGGTTAGAGGAGAAGAAAATACAAAGTTATTAAATTACGCTATTATAGCTTATAACTACCCTCTCAATCCTCGCTATAAGCGACGAACGACGTTGCTTCAGTGTTATTATACCTCTTATTATGACAACGCAGCTAATTTTCTTTGTAGTTTTTGAAACTGTTGTTTTAGATCTTCTTTGGTTTGAATTTTAATTTGAGCCTGTTCATCTTTTAATAAGTTCCATTTATCTCCCAACTTAACTAAACTATCAGTTCCATAAAGTAATTTTCTTATTTCGTTTTCTTTTTCGATTTTAATAAATGCAAAATCAGTAGAACTTGATCCACCGAGTTGACCAAGACGAGCCATAATTTCAGCTCTTGTCCATTGTTCAATTAACTCAAGGAGTTTTTTTATTTCAAGTTCTTCCATATTATTTTAAGTGTGCTCTACCCTACAATAAATTAGTAATTGCAGGGTAGAGCTATCCGATAAGCTCATCATAGGGATTACAACCTATTTTAATTATTTTATGATGAGCAGCCAAACATTATTATTCCGTCCCTACTCCAGCCCTCGGGACTTTGATCTTTTTGCCGTAATGTACTGGACGCATTATCAACATTTAATTCTTTCAAACATTAAATTTTTTAAGTTTATTATTATTATTATTCTTCTACTTGATTTAATTTTTCACGCAGTTTTTCAACACGTCTTTTAAGTCGTACAATTCTTTTTTCTTTGTCTTTCTCACTGGTTTTTAACCCACTCTCTTTCTTTTCAACATCTTTCAGTTGACGGGCTAAAGCTATAAGTTGCTCAGGGGCTTCAGCAAATTCCTGAATTACTATTGCTTTCTTATCTTGTAGGATTGCAATTTCTTCATCGTGTTTTACAATTTGCTCATCAATAAAAGCAATTTGTTCATCGAGATGTTCAAGAATTTTTGCGTAGTGGGTTTGTAGATGTTTGACAATTTTCTTCGTCTCTGCT